GTCGCCGTCCGGGGTCCCCTCGGTGTTCATTGCGAACACCGGGCAGAACCCGGTGTACGTCGGCGGCTCCGAGGTGACGACCGTGGCGGGGCTGGAGCTCACGCCCGGAGCGTCGATGACCCTGGCCAATGCCGTTCAGGGCGTCTTCGCCGCGTCCGGGTTCACTCCCGGGGCTGCGGCAGGCACCGTGGCGGCGAACATCGCCCAGGGCGGCTCGGTGATCTCCGTCGCGTCCGGAGGGTCGTCGTTCACCATCGGGTCGGAAATCGTCATCGAGCAGGGGAGCGCCCGGCAGGAACTCCAGGCGGTGGCCGCTCATACCGGGACGACGGTGACCGTCAGCGGGACGTTCGCGTTCGCGCACGGGTCGACGGTGACGTTCAGCCAGGTGATCGCCGCTCCCGCTCTCGTCACGGTGAGCGCCGGGGCGGTCTGACCGGTGGCGATCCAGGCATCGCAGTGGGCGGTGGGCACCGTGGCGACAGTCATCGCCAGCGTGCCCGCCGGCCCCTGCACCGTCATCCTGTCCAACGTGTCAGGGGAGACGGTGTACGTCGGAGGGTCTGCCGTCACCGCGGCACGGGGATTCCCCGTGCCTTCCGGCGTCACGCCCGTCGTCATCCCCGGGTACCCGTCGTCGTCGGCCACGCAGCTGTCCGCGGTAGCAGGATCGGCGGCGACCATCGGCGTCATCATCTCGACGGACGGGTGAGCCATTGAGCGTTAAAGTGCAGCTCCCCCCGGGGTGCGAGGGCCTGAACATGCAGGACGGCACCCGCTACGACGCCCGCAAGGGCGGCGCGGTCATGGTCGCCGACGAGCACGCCTCCGCCGTCCAGCGGTACTCCGGCGGCGACGCGGCGATCCTCAACGGCGCGTTCCGGGCGTTCGGCGGGACACGGGACGGCCGCTGGTGCCCCGCGTGCAGGTTCCTCGCCAACGCCTGGTCGGAGCAATGCCCGAGGTGCGAGCGGCGCGGGATCGTGACCGCGACCGTTCCCGAGTCCGAAAGGCCGGCGGTGCGTTCCCCGCTGCCGTCCGGCTGCCCGCCAGTCCCGCCCGGGGCGGGACCGAGAACAGAACTGGAGCCTGACCGGCCATGACCGTTTACGCCGCCAGCAGCATTGCCTATGTTGCTGTCAGCCCTGCGCACGGAGGCTGCGGGCAGTCGCACAGCCGACCCGTCGTGAAGGGCGCCCCCGTCAAAGTGTGGGGCCTGGAATGCCCTCCGTGCGAGGACTACCTGAGGTCTGACCCGCACTGGTCCCCGGTGATCAGCAAGATCCCGGAGACTTTCGACGAGAAGCTCACCCGCGAGGACTTCGAGAAGCGGGGCGTCCTCGACGAGCGCGCCCTGATGGCGATGGCCCTGGCGAGGCTGACCGGCCTCGAGCTGCCGGAGACGCTGCGGGCCAGGATCACGGGCAGCGGGCCGGGCGGCTTCGTTCCCGGCACTGCCGAGTGCGGGCAGGGGCACGAAAACCGGCCCGGGTCCAAGTTCTGCGCCGAATGCGGCGTTGCGATGCGCGAAACCGAGCCGGCAGTGCTGCCGTCCCTGCCTGACGGCTTTGCCTCGCTGCCCGCGAACCAGCTCCGCGCCCTCGCGAAGGAACGCGGCCTCGACGCGTCCGGCACCAAGGCTGACGTCCTCTCCCGCCTCCAGGCCGCTTAGGGCCGTGTGACGGGACGCGGCCAGTGCGGCAGGTGCGGGACGCGGAAACGGGGCAGGAGCGCCCGCGTCCAGGCCCCCGTCGCGGACTGCCTGCGGTGCGGGACCCCCGTCTGCGTCAAGCATGCCAGGGAAGCACCCGACGAAGGCGGGTACGTGTGCACTAAGTGCGCGAGGGAACCCAAGCCGGCAGTGCCCGCTGAAGTCCAGGCGGGAGGCGAAGCACCCCCGTGACGACACCGCTTCCCGTAGGGCCGGGCACGCCGTACATCACGCCCCAGTACCTGACCCAGGCGCCAACCGGAATCAGCTGGTCATCCATACCGCCCGGCTCGACCGTCACCGCCCAGCAGCGTCTCGCCGCCCAGGCGGACATCTGCGCGCAGGCGACCGCCCAGGCCGACGAGATATGCAACCAGCCGCTGCGGGCCACGGTCGACACCGAGCAGTACTCGGGCCCTGACTTCCGGATGACGATCCAGCAGGCCACCGGGAACGTGCGGATGATCCTGGCCCGGTGGCCGATCCTGTCGGTTTCCGCGATCCAGGTGTCCGCGAACGTCTTCCCCCGGCAGTGGACTTCGCTCGCAGCGGGCCAGTGGGACATCGAGTTCCCGCCGATCGGCGTGTACGGGTCGGCCGCCCCTTCGGCGTCAGGCGGCGACGGCGGGCAGTCGGTCATCTTCGCCCCGTCAGCGTCCTGGCGCCTCGGCCGGAACGGTTTCGTCGCCCGGGTCACCTACGTCAACGGGTGGCCTCACGCCGGGCTCACGGCGGACGCCGCCCCCGTGGAGTCCGGTGCGCAGACGATCGCCGTGGACGACTGCACCGGGTGGGCGCTCACCTCGGAGATGAACGGGGCGACCGGCGCGACCGGGACGATCTTCGACTCCGGCGCGCAGGAAACCATCCAGGTGACCGCGTCGTCGGCCGTGTCAGGGCCGGGGACGCTGACCCTCGCCCAGCCGCTCGCCTACTCCCACAGTGCCGGCGTGATCGTCTCCACCCTGCCCGCCTCCGCGCAGTGGGGCGTGATCCTGCTCGCCACCCAGCAGGCTCTCACCCGGGGCGCGACAGCCACGACGGTGCAGTCCGTGCCGGGTACGGCGTCCAACGCGAACACCGGGGGCGGCGCCGGGCTGAACACGCGGGACCTGATCGGGCAGGCGATGCGGATCCTCAAGCCCTTCGCCAGGACCGTCTGATGCCCATCGCGTCGACCCTGGGCTACATTAAGGGGCTGCTCGTCAGCCTTCCCATGCCCGGTTCGCTGCCGGACATGAACGCCTACATCACCCCCCCGGACCCGAACACCGAGACGGACATCCCCACCGCCTACGTGTGGCCGACCGGCGGCGAGGAGAACCGCGACCCGGAGAAAGCCGGGACGGTGCCGCGCAACAGCGGGCCGGATACCGCCTCCGGGTTCAAGAACATCGAACACGACATCGACGTGTACGTCGTATGGTTCGCTGCGGACGACGAGGCCGACATCGACAACCTGTTTCCTGGCGTGGTCGACGCGGTCATGGCCGCGTTCCGGTTCTCAGCGGACCCGGCGACGGCTGTCGACCCGTACACGGGGCAGGTCAGCACGCTGATCGACGTGGGCGAGCGCCAAAGTTACCGGATCACGCTCCGGAGCCTTGTCGAGCAGGCGTTCAACAGGTACGACTGCCTTGTCGGGCTGTCGGTGCTGGAAGTCATCCAAGCTTAGGAAGCAGGTTGCGCAGTGCCGTATCTCTACACCGGAACCGGGACGCGGTCCTATATGGACTACGTCGATACGGCCACTGACCGGATGCTTGTCGCGGAACCAGGCTGGCAAGGGGAGATGCGGGTCACCGACTCCCGGTTCCCCGTTCCCCCGGCAGACGGGTACTGGGAAGTAACCGAACCGGTCACCATGGCAGAGGCCCCGCTCCCGGAGCCCACCCCGGCTGATAGCCCTCGCGGTGCCGGTAAGCAGAAGCCAGCACCCGCACTGTAAGGCAAACTCCGTAGCCGTGCACGCCGCCCATCCCGTAGTAGTGGCAAGCCGTGCAGCCTGAATCGCCTGGTCCGACGATGGAGAACTCGTCGTACCCCTCCGGCCAGCCTTCCCGGTAGTCGCTGTTCCTGCCCTTGCGCAGGATGACGTGCACGTCGTCCAGGAGCCGGAGCTTCGCCTCGCAGTCCGCGAGCACGTCAAGCGGGTCATGCCGCACGATGTGCTGTGCGGCGTAATCGCCGATGGCGACCGCAACGGGATTGCCCTGCTCATTGACGATGCCGGTTCCCGCCGCCCAGTCCGTCCAGTCGATGCGCCAGTGCTCGCGGATGATCTTGACGTTCGCGGCGTGCTTGTCCGCCTCGATCTCCGCGCGCAGCCACGCGACGATGCCGCCGTCCGCAACAGGACCGGTATTGAGCGCGGCAGGCTCAAGTCCGGCGGTCACGATGGCACGTCCTTCCCGAAAGGCCAGTGCCCGGCCCTGACGTCGGCCTGGTCGGCTCGCAGGCACCGGCCGCACACGTACCCCTGGTAGAACGGCAGCCAAGGGCCGAGTTCGATGCAGCCGTCGCGCATCCGGGAACAGCAGCCCAGTGACGGGTCGGCGATTATCTCCGTAGTGCAGGCTTCCGGGATAACGGCGTCGTCGGGGAACGCCAGCAGGTCCTTCGGCTCCAGTCGCTTCAGGCGTTCCTGAAAAGCGAGCTGACCTGACGATGCGCCGGCTTCCGATTCGCTCACGGGTTCGCCCGCTTCCACTCGCACCGCCGCAGGGCGGCTCAGCCATGCCGACGGATCGCCACTCACGGCTTCCGATTCGTCCTGCACCCTCACCCGCCGAGGCCCCGCTCTCCTCGTCGTTTTCCACCCGCTCATTCTCCCCCCGCCGGGGGGTCCTTCTCACCCTTCAGGAGCTGTGTGCCCCTTGGCGGACCGAATGTCTTTCCCTCCAGCAAGACCTGGCTGGGCGCCTCCCGAGAGCTAGTCGCCGGTTCCGCGCAGATGCCGGGCACGTCTCCGGGCATCGCGGGAATGCCGTCCACGATCCCGCTCGACAAGTCGTCGTTCGAGGTGGAGGACACCCCGCACTGGCTCCCCGACGAAGCGATCCGGGGCTCCATGGCGAAAACGTTCTCCATGATCCTCGGCCCCGAGGATGCCACGTTCTCCTACGGCGGCCCGTTCTTCGGCGACGTCGAGGGGTTCTTCCTCGACAACGCGTTCGGGGACCTGTCCAGCACCTACTCCGGGTCGTTCGCCGGGAGTGCGACCTCCGTCGCCGCCGTGGCGGTCGGCGGGACGACGGTCACCGTCTCGTCCGGCTCCTCGTTCACCTCCGGCGGGTATGCCCAGTTCGGCACGTCCTCCACCGCCGAGGTCGTGGCGCTGAGCAACGTCTCGGGCAGCGTGCTGACCTTCGCCCAGACCCCGCTCCGGTTCGCGCAGGGCTCCGGCGTCACCGTGTACGCGATCGGCACCGCGGTCACGAACCCGTTCGCGCACACGTTCAACATCCTCAACTCCTCCCTCGGCTACGGCGGCGCGTACGGCGCCCAGCCGCCCACCCACACGTGGGGCGACTACCTCGGCCCCATGACCGGGCAGGGCACCGGGGACGCCGCAAACGCCTACGGCATGCGCCTGTACCCGGGTGCGTGCGTCGCCCAGATCGACTTCACCGGCAACAGCGAGCAGCTGCTGCAGGCGAAGGTCACCGGCACGTCGTGGGTTTCCACCCCCGCAGGCACCGCCCCCGCCAACACGGTGTCCGCCGTCGTGCCCATCGCGAACTGGCGGTCCACGGTGCAGACCGGACTTCCCGGCTCCGCCGCCACCCTCGGGTCCGTCCCGACCGTGGGCGAGTGGATGGTCAGCATCAAGCGGGAACTGCAGGTGTACTTCACCGACCAGGGCAGCCTGAACCCGTACATCATCGCCCGCGGCCCCCTCGACGCCACCGGCACCCTGAACTACACGGCGCCGAACGACGAGACGCCGCTGGAGCAGATGCTGCTGAACGTGCAGCCGTCCGTGCAGATCGCCATCAACAACGGGCAGGCCGGAACCTCGCTCACCTACCTGGGGCTGAACATCGCTATGCACCAGGCGGCGTTCACGAAGGTCAAGCCGGTCCGGTCGGCGGTCCTCGTCGGCTACGACGCGGAATGGCAGGCGGTAGCCAACAGCACGAACGCGGGCGGCAGCGGCGGCCTCGGGCCCTTGACCGTCACGTTGACGAACGGCATCCCAACCTACTGAGCAGCAGCAAACCTGAAAGGCGTGATCCGTTGCGAGTTGACCTCCCGTCCGGCGGCTTCATCGAATGCCGCGACAAGCTCGTCGGACGCGACAAGTTCGCCGTCCAGAACAGCCTCAA